GTGCAAGTACCATCAAGTAGAAATCCAAAACTTACAAATAGTATCAATCCTAGGTTAACTAGCAGCATCAATCCGAAGCTGACGAATAGTATCAATCCTAAGTTAACTAGCAGCATCAATCCGAAGTTGACAAATAGTATCAATCCTAAATTGACTAGTAGCATCAATCCGAAGATGACAAATAGTATTAATCCTAAGTTGACTAGTAGCATCAATCCGAAGCTGACTAATAGTATTAATCCTAAGTTAACTAGTAGTATTAATCCATTTCTAACATCGAATATCAAAGGATTATTTCTATGGACTCTAGATTTGAACCCTATTGCTTTTACTGTTCAAGCAAATCATCGTGTACATCTAATATTTGATCAAGAAAGGAATTTTACGAGTTTCTTGGTTATCGTTCGTGAAAACTTTATGAATGTATTCGATTTGAATAATGAATGGATTGGATATTGGGTACATAAACGAGATAATATTTGGCTAAGATTCTCCACTAATGGAGAATGGCTGGGTTCAACATCATAAAATTAAGCTCTAAGTCTAAATGAAAATTTGCAGTGAAATGCAGTATTGAAAATTTAGCCTAAGCCTTGAAAGAACCTAATAACAAGACAGCATACAAAATATTTTTTATTGTCTGGGTAATGTAGTAAATCAGACCTATTTAGAGCGGGCAGGCGCGGTGGGGCAACTGCGCGGCTAGGGTAGCGGATGGTAAAGATGAGATTTATTCTCATTTGTGTATTGGTTGAAAATATTCATTAAAAAAGCCTGCAATTGCAGGCTTTTATTATTCCAGTCACTAAGGTTTTTGTATTAATCCATACTCTTTGAACTTGATTACTTCATATCCCGCCCACTCATTAAACTGGAGTAGACGAGATTGCAAAGGAATAATTTCATTGTAATAGAAAACTTCTGTTGCTGATTTAATATCACCAAATCCACCAGCATTGTTTGGCACAATTCCCATCAATTGGGGAGGGATTCGAAGTGCAGCAAGAGTATCATCGCGAGTGATTGATTTAATATTAGTGAAATCATCTTTAGCTGCAATTTCAGAGGTGGGGATGACTTGGATACCATCCTTTTTCCCATTGGGACTGTAATAGAAAAGATTACGGAAGTTCCCTGGTCCTTTACTTTCTTTTAAAGCTGTACGTAAAGCCGTAATGTCATTCGGATCTGAAGCTGGGTCATTAACATATAAAATGAAGCCAGCATGAGAGCCATTGTTATAATATTTTCGGCGGAAAAGTGTTGCCGACTCATTGAGCCAAGCACTTTGTAAAGCTGAAATATACTCAGGTGTTCCATAGATCTCTTGGTCAATATCCGTTTCACGAATATGGCAAATTCGGTCTAAAGGAAACTCATATTCTTCATAGCCTTTATGACTATTGTTAAGATAAAAGAACTGACCTGAATGCTCTCCAGCTCGAGTGTATTTGGCTAAAGCTGGTTTATATTCCATAGTACTTTTTAGCCGTGATTTCACATCTTCAACATAAGTATTTCCACACCAAATAAAATCTAAAGCCAATTGTTCAAATGATTTTCTGCTCATCAATGGATGGGGAATAAATAAGTTGGCCAAGAAATTACGTTTGAAGATAATGCCACTACTTAAATATGGAGTAGCCTTATAGCTTTTAGATAAACCTGTAAGGCTAACTTGAGGTTCATACCAACGGCCATTGAACCAGCATTCCATATAGTTTGATAAGTCATGACTATCAAGAACCGGTACAGCATCCCCAAAAGAAAAACTCTCAGCTTTAGATATCTGGTTTGTTTGCTGAATAGGTTGTGGCAAATAGCTTAAAGCATTAGTAACAATACTTTTTGCTGCTGAAAAAGGGTTCATGAGTAAATCTCCAACATCGATGTGTTTGTCTCTGTGATTCCAGCTAAAGGTTCGTTATAAATTGCATGCATGAGTGCCCATGCTAGATCTGCATGGCCAACATCGTCTGAACGTCCAGCTGTGAAAGTGATTTGTTTTTGACTAGCAGTTATTGTTTTTTTAATGCTCATCAAAGATTGGGCTAAATCTGTATGTCCAGAATCAAACTCAAGTCGTCCATTTCGTATGACGTCTAAGGTTTTATAGACTAGATTTGATTTGACTTCTGGAGAGTAATTGAAAGTTTTTACGGCAGGGAAGAAATTAGCAACAAGTTCGGCCACGCCATAACCCATTCCTGTTGTATCAATTCCAATATAAGTGACGTTATATCTAAGTGTAATTTGACGTATATGCTCTGCTTGTTGAGCAAAGTCATCACCTTTGAATTGATGACGTTCTAAAACACGGAATTTCCCTCCAGCTACAGCTGGTGGTGCTAGAACAACTAATCCAGCATTGTCACCAGTTCGAGCAGGGTCGTAACCAATCCATACAGGCTTATTGGCAAAAGGGCGATTATGGAAGGGCTTATAGTCTTGCCATATTTCCCAAGAGTCGACCATACAAGTTTGAAGCATATTGAGTGGGAACATCGACTGACCATCATCGATAAATTCACACATGAATAGGTTTGCAAAGTCTTCAGGTGAATATTCAAATTTCAACCGTTCAATATTGAATAAATTACATCCACCTGCTTTTGCATCCTCAACTGTGACAATCTGCCGCCACATGAGATCTTCACAAACACGGCCATCTTTTAATGCCTCATGTGAAATATCTATATTTAATCTTTGGTCCTTCGGCTTCCCTTTATTAAATCGGGTACCTGACCAAAAAGGATATGCTTCATGAGTTATAGATGAAGGAGTCGAAAAATAGGTTTTTCGCCAAATATCATGCGTTGCCATTGCTGAAGCAACTTTTTCAAGTTCTTGGAAACCATGGGTCCAAAAGATTTCATCAAAATATAAGTTTCCGTGGTGGCCTTGAGCAGTACGATAATTCGTACCAAGAAAACGGAGTTCGGCACCGTTGGAAAGAACAATAGGATCGCCTGTAAGCTCTACACCGCAAATTTCTTCGGCGTAAGTTTTAATGTAGTGCTTGAAAATATGTGCTTGAGCTTTGGAGGCAGATAAGAAAATTTGATTACGTCCTGTTTTTAACGCATCAATCAAAGCTTCAAATGCAAAGTAATAAGTTGCACCAATCTGACGACTTTTTAAAATCATTCGAGAACGCTGATCCATTGCTCGATACCAAGTCCATTGGTATTCAAATAAGCGTTCTTCAAATGCGAGAACCATCTCTTCAATTTGTTCTTCGGTGAAATGGTTTGGTACTTTTTTGCGGGGTGCTGTATTTCGTTTTCTTATTTCGGGATTTAGATCTGCTTCACTTCCATCAAGACGATATTTTTCTATCCGGGCAAATTCTTTATATGCCCGCATCAACATATCGATTTCTTTGATGTCACCCGATGTTTTTTTATTTTTTAAAATTAAGGTCATTAACCGCACTGTTAATGCGCTTTCTACTCGATTTTCGGGTTTCTCTTTTTCCCACTCATCTCTTGTTTTCCAAGCTTGAATAGTGCGTTCTTTTTCTTCTAATACTTCTGCAATATCGACAATTTTCCACCCAAGCCAATACAAAAACTTGGCTTTAAGTTTGTTGTCCATGATCAGATGAAGATTAGCGATAGGGGAGAGGTCGTTCATTACCAGTATTTACTTATTATCAATAAGCGAACATTGGCAGTTGAGGGCTTAATTATCAGTTTGTTGCAGTTGTAGATAGCCGTATTACAACACCATAGCGTTGCTTGGATTGGACATCATTGCCCATTCTGCACCTATTCAAAAACGTGATTTTTATCCGTCCATTTTCATGAATAGGTTTGCAGATGAGCAAAGAAGATAAGAAATACAAATCGAAGTGGTTTCGTATTGCCGTAGCGGGTGATACCACTGACGGTCGTGAAATCGAAGCCAATTGGATTATTCAAATGGCTCAAAACTACAATCCAGAAACTTATGGTGCTCGTATTAATGTTGAGCATTTACGTAGTGTTTATCCTGGTGGAGCTTTCGGTGCATATGGGGATGTTCTTGCCTTAAAAACTGAAAAAGTCACCATTAATGGTGAAGAGAAAGATGCGCTCTTTGCCCAGATCGAACCTACTCAATCTTTAATTGAGTTAAATAAACAAAAGCAAAAGGTATATACCTCAATTGAAGTTGATACCAATTTTGCTAATAAAGGTTCAGCTTATTTAATAGGTCTTGCTGTTACTGATTCACCAGCTTCACTCGGTACCGAAATGTTGAAATTTGCAGCCGGTGCAAAAGAAAACCCATTAAATAACAAAAAACAACGCCCTGAAAATTTATTTACGGCTGCAGCTGAAGCAACGCTTGAATTTGAAGAGGTCAAAGAGCCTCAATCCTATTCCGCAGGTCTGCTAGATTCAGTAAAAAAATTATTCACAAAACAAAAAAAAGCAGAAGAAAAAACTGCGGAATCTTTTTCCGAGCAAGAGCAAGCAATTATTGAAATTGCGACTGAAACCTCTAAACAGGGGCAGGCCGTAACTGAGCTTGAAGAAAAGTATACAAATCTCAGCAATGAACATTCTCAACTCCAGAAGGATTTCAACGAATTGAAATCCAAATTGGGTGGAGAAGAAGAACATGAGCCTCGTCCTAAGTCCGGCAATTCAAACTTTACTGAAATTGTTGACTGTTAATTCATTACTAAAATAAAGAGTAAAAAATATGCGTTTAAATACACGAAAAAAATATACAGCTGCAATGACTCAACTTGCTGCAATCAATGGCGTTACAACAGTTACTGAAAAGTTTGCGGTGGATCCTTCTGTTCAGCAAAAACTTGAAGAGAAGATTCAACTTTCTTCTGAGTTCCTAACTCGAATTAATATTTTCTTAGTTGATGAACAAGCTGGCTCCGCTGTTGGTCTTGGTATTTCGCGTCCGATTGCATCTCGTACAAATACTGATACCACTGATCGTCAGGCTAAAGACCCTACATCAATGGATGAACGTGGTTACTTCTGCCGTAAAACAGATTTTGATACTGCAATCAAATATCAAAAACTTGATCAATGGGCAAAGTTTAAAGACTTTTATGCTCGCTTTAGTGGTCAGATCCAAAAACGTCAGGCTCTTGACCGTATCATGATTGGTTTTAATGGCGTTACGGCAGCGGCAACAACCGATATTGTGGCTAACCCTAAATTACAAGATGTAAATAAAGGTTGGTTACAGAAGATGCGTGAAGAAAACGAAGCGCGTGTAATGTCTTCAGGTGCAACAGCTGGAAAAATTACAATTGGTGCCACAGGCGACTATAAAAATGTTGATGCCTTGGTCATGGATCTTGTAAATGAAATGATTGATGAAGTGCACCAGGATAATCCAGACCTAGTTGTATTATGTAACCGTAAGACCGTTGCTGATAAATATTTCCCGCTGGTTAATAAAGACCAGGAAAACACTGAAAAGTTGGCGGCAGATATTATCATCAGCCAAAAAAGAATGGGTAATTTACCAGTTTATGCTGTTCCGTTCTTTCCTGAAGATGCCATTTTAGTCACTACCTTCGATAACCTATCAATTTATGTTCAAGAAGGTGCCCGTCGTCGTACTATCATCGACAATCCAAAACGTGATCAGATTGAAAACTATGAATCTTCTAATGAAGATTATTACATCGAAGATCTCGGTTTGGCTGCGATGGCTGAAAAAATCGAAATGGTATAAGCCTATGTCATTAGCACGCCAACATTTTCAAAAACATAGTGCTAAAGCAGCAGCCGCATCGGCTGCTGAATTTGGCACGATGAAAGATGCTACGGCATACGAGTTACAGTTAATGCAACTCAACAATGACCGTGCACGCTTAAAGCAGATCCAGTCCACAGAAAATAAGGTCAAACTGAAAGCTACCTTATTACCAATCTATGCACCTTATCTCGAAGGTATTCTGGAAGCGCAAACAGGTGTTCAAGATGAAATTGTTACCGAAATGATGATCTGGAATATTGATGTCGGTAACTTTAATCAGGCCTTATTACTTGCTGAATATGTTTTACGACATGGTTTAGCTTTACCTGACCGTTTTGAACGTACACCTGCTTGTGTCATCACTGAAGAGATCGCTTCAGAATTTCTCAAGAAATTAAAAACGAATGCATATATTGATATTGAAGTTCTGAAACGACTTGAATCACTAATGATCAATTCAGAATTACCACCAGAAACAGTTGATATGCCAGATCAGGTCAAAGCTAAGTTGTATTTGGCTCTTGGTAAAGCTGAACTTCGTTTAATAACCGATAAAGACAAACCAGATCTGGTCCACACTCAAGCAGCTGCAGAATATCTACAAAAAGCTGTTGATCTAGATCAAAAATGTGGTGGGAAAGGAGATTTAAATCTCGTACAGAAGCTTATTGATAAATTTGCCCCAGTAACCACTGACAATTCTAAAGAAACAAATACGGGTGATGCTGCTGCATCATCTTAACAAGTGCCCACGCACCGCATGGGCGAACAATTGTGATGTCATTACAGTGTGATATCTACATAGCAATTGTTCCCACCCATGCACTAAATCAAGAAATACAGCAGGGGATAATATGGGATTTGTTGCAAATGGCAATAACACACCAAGTCAGATCGAGATTAAAAGTGACCCGTTTTATCCGTCTGTTGCTTTGGATCGTATTCGTGAAATCGTCCGCATTGACGGAGCCGTCACCAATGAGCGACTTAAACAAACAATCATTGAAGAAGTCATCGACATCAATAGATTGTTAATCCGCTTAAAAGACCAGGCCTCTAAACTTTCAGATTTATCAAAATTACAAGTTAATGATCTCCCTGAAACTGACTTTTTGTATTTGTCTGCAATCGCAAATGGTGTGGCAGCAAAGGTAAATGAAAACTACCTAAATTATGACAGTTCTGACTCAGGTGTAAAAAAAGCAAAAGAAGCCGAATGTACCGTTGATGATTACAGACGAAATAAACAATGGGCCATTCAGCAGCTTTTGGGTGAAAACCATACGGTTGTGGAACTGATATGAAGACCATAATTGCTATACAAAACGATACGGTCGATTCCATTTGTTGGCGTGAATACGGACGAAGTTCAGGTGTAGTTGAAATGGTTTTGGAAGCTAATCCACAGCTTGCAGAATTTGGTGTGTTTATACCTATGGGCACACAAATCATTCTGCCAGATATTGAAACACCGCAACTTACTAAACAAACCATCCAGCTATGGGACTAAAAAACAAATGGCAGAACCAACTACAACAACAGCAACAATTGCAACTTTGAGCACAATGTCTTTACTCCCTTTTATCAATGGAAATGCTTTGCTTGGGGCCGTATTGGGTGCAGCTTTTATTGCAACTTTTGAAAAAGACTTAAATCCCTTTCAACGGATCCGCAATATGTTGCTTGCAACAGGTATTGGCTATATCAGTGCACCACTTATTACTGAACATACTTTTTTAAAAGCTGATGCAGTTGCAGCTTTAATTACCTCAACACTTTGCCTGTTCATTTTAATTAAAGTGGTCGACTGGGTTAAAACGGCAAAACTATCCGATATTTTGAACATCTTTCGAGGTGGCAAGTCATGATCGAATTAATTTTTCAAACAATTGCAGTGTTAGCCTATCTCATTTGTGGCTTCCGTATTGTTAGTTTCAGCCACGGTGGAAATTTCCATCGTGGCTACTCAATCCTTGCTGCAGTTCTTATCGCAGCATTTTTTGGCCAGTCTATTCATATATTGTTTTTTAAAGATCCAGTAACTCTATTTGATGCAGTATTTGCTGTTGTGTTGGCCTTTCTAATTTTAAGAACTAAAGGAAATGTGGCAAAACTGATTTGGAGTACATCATGATTATAAAATTTGGTGCTCGAGGCGAAGCTGTAATTGAAATCCAAAAAAAACTTAAAGAACTCGGATTTAAGGGTAAAAACGGCAAGGTTATTAGTCCAGATGGAATCTTTGGTGAAAGTACTGAATATGCTGTGATTCAGTTCCAAAAAACTAAGGGGCTGCTTGTCGATGGAAAAGTTGGTGATAAAACTCGGGATGCTCTTAATGGATCTGATATTAGTAAATTCTTAAAAGATTCAGATTATGTTACTGCGGCAAAACGCCTCAAGGTTTCAGAACTTGCTATTAGAGTATTTGGAGCAACTGAAGGTCGTGGATTGGGTTTCCTAAAAAACGGCAAAGCAAAGATTCTTTTTGAGCGGCATCGTATGTACTTCTATCTTGCTCAGTTCAAAGGCAAAGCATTTGCCAATGCTCAGGTGAAAGCCAGCCCTAGTATTGTTAATACAGTAAGTGGTGGCTATAAAGGCAATGAAGCTGAATATACACGCTTAAGATTAGCTCAAAATATTCATCCTGAATCTGCATTGATGTCCTGCAGTTGGGGACAGTTCCAGATAATGGGCGAAAATTGGAAAGAGTTAGGCTATCAATCTGTATTTGATTTTGTTGAACAGATGCAAACGAGTGAATCTTTGCAATTAGAAGCTTTTATCCGTTTTATTGAATGGAAAACTGGAACAGTTAATGAAAAGAAAGTTTCATTATTGGATGCTTTGCGAGCTGAAGATTGGCCTACAGTATTTTCTTTATACAACGGACCAAATTATAAAAAACTAGGATATCAAGCAAAATTTCAGAGGGAGTGGGATCATCTTGAGCCGATTTATGGAGGCAAAAAAGTAGCATGAAAAAGCCTGAAAGTCTCCGTACGCACATGCTCAACGCTGTAATGGAATTACAGCGTGATCCTGAGCGAATGCTCATCTTTACTGACAAAGGAAATATTCGTTGTGCGTTGGCAAATGGTCTTTCTTTTGAATACGTATATGACCTTACTTTTATCCTAACCGAGTACGCAGGTGAACTTGATGCAATTATGATTCCATTACTGGATTGGGTGCGGATTAATCAGAATGAGCTGCTGGCTAATTTAGATAAAAGTAAAGAGGCTTTTAAGTTTGAAACGGTTTTACTTGATAACCATACTGTCGATTTTTCTTTGACTCTGCCGTTAACCGAGCGAGTGATTGTTAAGCGCCAACCCGATGGATCTATGGATGTAAGTTTTCCAGATGAACCTCAATATGAAACAGCAACTAAAGCTCAACCTTTTAAACTTTTTGATAATAACACTGGTGAACTATTGGCAGAGTGGATGTCAGCTGAACCTGAAAATCAATATTTTGGTCCTTAACTATGGCTGATTTACAAGCATTATCAGAGCATCTTGGCCATTTGCTAATACAATTAAGCGATGCAGAAATGCGTAAGCTGGAAATGAGCATAGCTCGTAAACTTCGTACTTCGCAGAAAAAAAGGATTACGCAGCAACAGAATGCGGATGGATCCCGCTATATACCTCGTAAAGATCGTCTACGAAACAAAAAGAATAAGATCAAGAATAAGATGTTTAATACCATAAAAAATGCCAAATATATGAGAATTGAACGAACTCCAGTCGGTATTACAATTGGATTTACTGGTCGAGTTGCTTTCATTGCCCGGGTGCACCAATACGGTTTAAAAGATAAAGTTGATAAAGATGGGCCAACAGTAAAATATGACAGTCGTGAGCTGCTTGGATTCACCCCAGAAGAACTAAAAATGATTGAAGATGACATCGTAAGTCATCTATCCAAATAAGTTGTAAATAGCCGTATTACAACTGAATCAAATAGCCTTTAAAAAATGTCTGCAACACGATTGCAGGCATGAGTGCAGAAATCTTTCGTCGTCTTGAAAACCTAATACGTTTAGGAAAAATTAAGACCATAAATCCGTCTAAACCTTTCTCAACAGTTACCGTCGAAATAGGCGAGATTACAACTGCAGAGATCCGTTTTTTAAATTTACGTGCTGGTAACGATAAGTCTTGGGATCCACCAAGTATTGGTGAGGAAGTGATTGTCTTGAGTCCATGCGGTGTCCTTGAAATGGGAATCGCAATTGCAGGCTTAAACAACGAATTAAATCCAGCTCTTTCTGATGATTTAAACAAGAATATTCGTGTGTTTGCTGATGGATGTGTCATCGCTTATGACATTGCTACTCATCATTTGTCTGCAATTCTTCCACCTTCTGGAACAGTTGAGTTAACAGCTAATGGTGGAGTAACTGTAAATGCTAATGGTGGAGTAACTGTAAATGCCAAAGATGGTCTTACTATCAATGCTATATCAGGCGGTACAACCCACAACGGCAATCTATTTATAAACGGCAGTTCTGTTACGACAGGAAACAATACTGTTGGTGGAAGTCAACTTGTACAAGGAAGCAGTCATTCAAAAGGCGATTTCAGTACTGATGGGGACGTAAAAGCTGGATCTATTTCACAACGACATCATAAACATCCTGGTGATAGCGGTGGTACCACAGGAGAGCCACAATGATTAATAAAAATAACGGCCAAACCTTAGAAACTGAGGAACAGTCAATTCAGCAGTCCATAGACGATATTGTTAGCACACCGATAGGTTCAAGAATTATGCGTCGTGAATATGGATCTTTAATTCCAGATTTAATAGATCAACCAATTAATGACATTTTGATTTTAAAGTGCTACAGCGCCATTTATACAGCGATTTTACGTTGGGAAGATCGTATTAATGTCAGCCAAATTCTGAATACTCAAGTAAAAGAAAATGGACTTATTTTTGATCTTGAAGGTACTTCCACTGTAACTGGTCAAAACATGAATTTACGTATTCCCTTGAAAATGGGAGCGAGTTCATGAGTGTTGATTTTAACTTGTTACCTAAACCAAATTTTGTTGACGAAGTTGATTATGAGCAAATATTAGCTGAGCGAAAAGAATATCTTATTTCACTATTCCCTGAAGAGGAACAGGCTGCGGTACGTATTCAACTAAGCAGGGAATCAGACCCATTGCATAAATATCTGCAAGAAAATGCTTACCGAGAAATGATTCTGCGTAATAGAACTAATCAAAAAGCACTTGCTACGCTTTTAGCTTTTGCGAAAGGTTCAGATCTGGACGTATGGGGGGCAAATTTTGATGTATCTCGGTTAATCATTTCACCTGCTAACAATGCTGTTGTTCCACCGACACCAGCAGTTTATGAAGGTGATGAAGACTTTCGTTATCGTATTCAAAAGAAACTTGATGCATTAAGTACTGCTGGCCCAGAATCATCTTATGAATACCACACGTTAAGTGCCGATGGGCGAGTGGCCGATGTGAAGTGTAGTTCACCAGCTCCAGCACATGCACTTTTGACAATTCTTCAACGTGATACAGAAAATAATGCATCAACAGAAGAACTTAATAACATTGTCAAAAACTATGTTTCAGCAGAAAAGAAACGCCCAACGGGTGATCGTGTCATTGTTCAGTCAGCAGAAATCATTAACTATGAAATTGAAGCAGTTTTAGTCACTAAGAATGTTCCAGAAACAGATACTGTTTTAGCAGCAGCTGAATTGAATATTCTGGCATATACAAAAGCTGCAAAAAGATTAGGTAAAGGTGTTTTCTTTTCTGACCTCTATTCAGCTTTGAAAGTTTCTGGAGTTGAAAGGGTTGAATTAATAAGTCCGACAGTTGAACTTTCTGTTTCACCTTTCCAAGCTGCTCATTGTACAAATCTAAAACTGACTGTGAGGAATGAATAGTGAATTTACTTCCTCCAAATGCTACTAATTTTGAAAATAAATTAGTTAAAACAACATCAAAAATATCTGAAATTGATACTGATCTCTCTCGGTTAATACGTGTAGATGACGCACCTAGTGACTTTTTATCAATTCTTGCTTGGCAATTCTCAGTAGATCGTTGGCAAGATGATTGGCCAGATGAAGTTAAACGGGCACAAATCAAGAATTCGATAAAAGTACATACCTATAAAGGTACTAATTATGCCCTTCGGTCAATTGTCGAAAGTTTTGGTTATTCGATCACTATTCATGAATGGTGGCAAGAAAGCCCAATGAATGAACCTGGCACTTTTCAAATCACAATTGATACAAATGGTCGTGCCTTGACCGAGAAAACATCAAAAACATTAGTGGAACTTTTAAATGATGCAAAACCACTAACACGTGAACTTAAAGGTATCGAAATCAATGTCATCAATGTTCAAGGTGAAACAAATGTCGCTTGTGGTTGTTATGGCGGTGACGACGTAACTATCTATCCGAAGGTTGATGACCCTAATTCTTTAATTTATCCCGTTTTTGCTTTTTATGAGCATGAAACAACCAGTATCTATCCTAAATAGAGAATAAAAATATGGCTGCACTTTATCACTCGCTATTTACTGAGTTGGGTTTAGAACTCCTACGAGAGTCAATCCAAAACGGAACAAAGCTTGGTATTACACATATGTCTTTTGGTGATGGCGGTGGTAACTTACCAATACCAGATGCGACATACACACAACTGATTAATGAAGTTTATCGTGTTCAGTTAAATCGACTTGCCCCATCTGAAAAAAATCCAAACTGGCTAGAAGCAGATGGCGTGATTCCATCGGCAGTTGGTGGATTTAATATTCGTGAAGTTGGGTTATGGGCGGGCGATGTAATGGTGGCTTATGCTAATTATCCACCTACTTACAAACCTAGTGGTGACCAAGGCACTGCTCAAATCAAGACAATTCGTATTGTTCTGCAAATTGATAATACTGCTAACTTTGAATTGAAAATTGATGCAAGTGTTGTAATGGCAACAATTCAATCCGTTGAGGAAGCAAAGCTAGAAGCAATCAATCATGCTAATGATCTTGCAAAAATTCAATTAGAAAATGTTGAAACAATAAACGATCTGGCAAATATTGAAAAAGTGAATGGAAAGTCCGTTTTTGTTAAAGGATTTGAAATTGGAAGTTCTGTAGGCAATGGGATATTTACTTATTATGAGGATCAAAAAAACATAAATGATGGAGGCGTAATTATTAATGGATGGTGCCGAAATGTTGGGGAGTTCATTTACGCATCTTATTTTAATGATGACATCATTAAAGCAGCCAAGTATGCTGCACAATCAGGTTTAAAACTTATTTCATTAGAAAAAGAATATTTCGTTGATGAAGAGTTTGTATTACCAGAAAATTTAGTGTGGTTATCTAATAATTCAACAGTTAAACAAACTGGTGCTGCATCAAATAGTGCAACAGCTTCAGGAATCGCACCACAGTCCAATGTCACAATACAGGGACATCTTACAATTGATATGGGAACGCCAACTGTAGGTTGGGGCGAAAAATGTCATCTTCGTTTAGATAGCTTTAACAATGTCACACCTAAAGTCCGCGGTTTTTATTTTGATACCATTAAATTAAAAGGCGGTCATTTTAATTCTAATGGTTTTGTAATGGCTGGGGGGGCTTCATTAGTACGTGGTAAACGTATTGAGTGTGATGATAGTAGTGTGATAGGCCGTGTTTTTATGGCGCACTGGGGGAATTTCACTCAGCATTATAATGATAATGGAACATATCGTCATGCTGAAAATTGGCAGCCAACCACTCATCCGCACGATTGTATTATTGATGAGATTGTTGCAGGAAATTTAACATGTAATACGACCGATTACTCTGGTATTGCTTTAGTCTCAGCTGGATATGATATCCATATCGGTAGCATCCGTGGGAATCTCTTGGATTCAACGATTTCAGGAAAAGGGCTACTCTTTTTAACACCTGGTGATCTTGCATTTGCTTATGCTACGGATGAAGAGAAGGCCCGTGGCATGAAGAATATTACAGTTGGGAACATTACTGGACAAACATATGCTCTTGGCGTTGGTCTCATTGAAAGTGCTTTGTATGCAGCCGTAGATGATTATACCAATGTCCCCAATCCTCCTAGCTCCAATGATTATCTTGCGAAAATCTCAGCAGTCATTGATTTCATGGATTGCAAAGGAAAGGTTGAAGTAGGAAACACATCGAATATTCTAATTAATGGTGGTAACGGCTTAGGATCTTTATATGTCAAAAAAGCCCTTAGTCAGTATTTCTATTCAGCGCTTTATTTACGTAATCTTAGCGATAACGTTGTAATTGATGAATTAATTGTTAAAGATTCAAAAACAAATCCAGTGTGTGTTGTTGGTACCGGGACTAATCCAACTAAATTACCGAAGAATACTCATATAAAACGTCTTGTTTGTGAAAGATTTGGTATTACTTCAACAAATACAACATATAGAACAGCTGTTAGAAATGAAATGGCGATTAATACTCAAATCGATGAGATTGTTGTCACTGAACATGGTAATGCTTATTGTGTCGCAGCTTCAAATAATACAATGGGCTACGGTTTTAAAGTTGGATCAATTATTCAAAATGATCCAGCTTATGGAAGTACTTTTCTTGTCAATAATGCCAACCCTGTAAATGACCCCATCCAGATAGATAATTATATTGATAAGTCAGGAAAGGTTTCAGCAGCAGTCAGTGGTGGTGTGACAACACGCCAAAATGGTCATATAAAAGAATATATCACGGCAAATTTCCCTACAGGTTTGGCCGTTAATTTCGGTGATACAATTACTATTCGTAATCCTCCTGCAGGTGGAGTTTATAAATATTTTGTAGTGACGGGTGGCCTCGTTGGAACGACAGCTGAGCTACAAAAAACTGAAGCAAGAAAGACATACTTGACCCAATTTGAAAGTATTACGATTGCACCTAAGTCATCTATGTTAGTGCGTACAGATGGTGCAATCTCTGGATTGCTCATGGGAGACTTGCTACGGTTTACCTATACAAAGAAATTATCAGGTTGTTTCTTCTATGGGGATATTTATGAAGATGGCAAGTTTCATGTCTATCTAAATAATCCTACTGATGTATCAGTTACAATTGATCCTGGATATATTTATATTAAACAATGTTAATTACATAGTAGTTCTTTTCTTGAACTAAATTAGGCTCAATTGTTTTAGATTAATGATTAAATATAGTTGTAAATAGCCGTATTACAACCAACCAAAATAGCGATAAAAAATCCAATTTGTAAGCCTGTGAACTGAATAAATAACAACAGCTCACAGGCTTTTTCTATGGCTACAGATTCATACCATCACGGTGTTCGAGTCGTGGAACTGAACGAAGGGACACGTCCCATTCGTACAGTTTCAACTTCTGTCATCGGCTTAGTTGCTACCGCTGAAGATGCGGATGCAGTCGCACTTCCACTAAATACTCCAGTACTGGCAACCGATATTAAAACTGCATTAGATAAAGCAGGGGATAAAGGTACTTTAGCTCGTTCACTCCAAGCGATTGCAGATCAGACCAATGCAGTCACTGTCATTGTACGTGTAGATCAGAAAACAACTGAGGCAGAGCAGAACTCTGAAATTCTTGGTGGTTTTGTGAATGGTCGCTATACGGGGATGCAAGCATTATTGGCTGCGGAACAAAACCTTAAAGTTCGTCCACGAATTTTAGGTGTACCAGGACTAGATACTGCTCCAGTAGCAGCTGGACTAAACTCTATTGCTCAGAAACTTCGAGCATTTAACTATTTATCTTGTTTTGGCTGTGATACCAAAGAAGAAGCTGCTGCATATCGTGATGCAATTGGTGCACGTGAAGCAATGCTCATTTATCCTGACTTTTTAGGATGGGATACGGTTACTTCAAGTACCACAGTTTTTGATGCTACAGCCCGTGCAATGGGGCTTCGAGCAAAGATCGATAATGAAATTGGGTGGCATAAGACCCTATCAAATGTTCCTGTTAATGGCGTTACAGGTATTTCTAAAGATATTTTCTGGCAGCTCCAGTCAATGGATACAGATGCTGGTTATCTCAATAGTAATGAAATCACAACATTGATCCAACGTGATGGTTTCCGCTTTTGGGGTTCTCGTACCTGTTCAGCAGATCCATTATTTGCTTTTGAAAACTATACCCGTACAGCGCAAATCCTTGCGGACACTATGGCTGAAGGACACATGTGGGCAGTGGATAAACCGCTTCATCCATCTTTGGCACGTGACATTGTCGAGGGTATTAACGCTAAATTCCGTGATCTAAAAACTGGCGGTTACATCATTGATGGCGAATGTTGGTTTGATCCTTCAGCGAACTCAAAAGAATCCCTCAAATCAGGTCATTTGTTACTTGATTATGACTTTACTCCAGTGCCACCACTTGAAGACCTCACATTACGCCAACGTATTACCGATCGTTATTTGGCTGATTTCGCTTCGCGTATGACGGCTTAAACAGAATAAAAATAAGGAAGAAATAAATGTCTTTACCGAAAAAACTGAAGTTAATGGACCTGTTTAACGAAGGTAACTCATACCTTGGCCAAACAGGTGAGGTCACTTTACCAAAACTTGGGCGCAAGTTTGAAGATTGGCGTGGTGGTGGCATGAACGGAAACATCAAATGGGATGCTGGTTTAGCGGATGATATTACTGAGTTTTCTTGGAAGCTCGGCGGTATCGATCCATTGGTGATCCGTCAATTTGGTGCAGCAACTGTGGGTGCAATCGGTTTACGTTTCGCAGGCTCATACCAACGTGACGATACAGGTGAGACATCTGCGGTCGAAGTAGTCGTTCGTGGTCGTCATGAAGAGATTGATTTCGGAACTTCCAAGCCCGGTGATGATACTGAAAAATCAATTAAAACCATTTGGTCCTATTACAAGTTAACTATCGACGGCAAAGTTGAAATTGAAATCGATATCCCTGGTCTAATTGAAAAAGTAAACGGTGTCGATTTACTTGAAAAACACCGCGCAAACATTGGCCACTAGTTTTCCTACCCTTCTGTAGTCCAGTACTGCAGAAGGTTTTTTTATTTTAATTTTATTAAAGGAAGCAGACATGCAAACTCAAGAGCAAATCGAAAATTTACAAGCAATTCAAAATCCAGATGTTATCGATGTTCCTCTAGATTCACCTTTTAAAATTGGTGATACCGAAATTTCATCGGTACAGGTACGAAAACCAAGTGTTCCTGCATTACGAAAAGTACGTATTGCTGACATCCTAAATGGTGATGTGAATGCAATTTGTACATTACTCCCTTTATGTACATCCCCAACTTTAAATGTGCATCAATTGAATAACCTGGTGGATCCTGTCGATATTATTCAACTAGGTGGTGCAATCATTGATTTTTTGCAACCGAAGTCAGTTCGTGCGGAACTTGCACTCCAACGGTAGAAGATGCAATTGCCAACATTGCTGTGGTGTTCAACTGGTCACCACAGACTTATGACGAAATGTCACTCTCCGAACTGATGCAATGGCATCAAAAAGCCATTGAACGAAATGGATCAGATGCCGAATGAAGCAATTAAAATTAGAAGTTATTTTTGGGTCTAAAAATAAATTAAGCCCCGCTTTAAAAATGATAGTTGGCAGCAGTAACGCTGCTACTATCGCTTTAAAAAAAACTAGAGATCAGTTAAGAGATCTTGAGAAACAACAAGACCGTGTTGCAACATTTAGAAAGCTGAAAGAAGACGTAAAACAAGCTACACAAGCTTTAGAAGTAAACAAGCGGACTGTTGCAGCTCTAAAACAACAATTAGCGACCAATCCAAGTTCAAAACTATCTTCTGAGCTAAAAAAAGCTGAAGCTGAATCTAAACGTTTAAATAAAGTAGTGACTGAAGGTCGACCGAAGTTAATGGCTCTGCGCCAAGAGTTAAACGCTGCAGGTTTAAAATCTACTGATCTGGCTCAACACCAGGAAGAATTAAGATTAAAAATTCTTAATACCAATTCAGCCATTAGTAAACAGCAACAACACCTCAAAACATTAGGTTTAACTCAGCAGCAATATCAAAAACATTCATCTAATGTTCGCTCAGCTGCTATGTATGGTACCGGTGCTGCATTCACTGGAGCTGGCGTACTTTATAGTATGCGAAAACCAATTGAAGAATCTAAAGGAGTCGATACTGAACAAAACCGTATTGCCTCTTTAGGCCTTGGTAAAGAAGCTACAGCTGAAGCAATTAATTATGCTCGAGCAATGAAAACCTTCGGTACGTCGACGCGTGATAATCTTCAGTTGGTCCGTGATGGCGTAACTGCATTTGCAGACGTTCATCATGCCAAGATGGTTGCACCTACTTTGGCCAAGATGAAATTTGCAAATGAAGCCATGTTTGGAAATGAGCATGGTGAGGAAAATGAACGAAAGTTCATGGATATGCTTAAAGTCATCGAATTAAGAAACGGACTAAAAAGCCAGTCGGCATTTAATGAACAAGCCAATATTATTCAACAAGTCATTACTGCCACGGGTGGACGTGTACAGGCAAATGAATGGCTCAATGCTATTAAAACAGGTGGTGTTGCTGTTAAAGGTTTAACCAATGAAGCCTTCTATTACAAGATGGAACCAATTGTTCAAGAGCTGGGTGGTCATCGATTCGGTACATCGGCAATGTCTGCATATCAAAACATCTATCAAGGTCGAACAACCAAACGTGCTGCTAATAACATGCTCAATTTGGGATTAATCGCAGATCCGTCAAAAGTTCAACATGATAAAGCAGGACAAATATCATTTCTTGATGTAGGTGCAATTAAAGGCGCAAGTCTGTTTAAGAAAGACCAATTTGCATGGATGGAGCAAGTTCTTTTACCTACCTTAGCCGCTAAAGGAATTACAAGCCGAGATCAAATCCATGATGCCATTGGGAGTATTTTTACCAACCGTAATGCATCGAACCTGTTTACAACAATGTACGACCAAAGAGAGCAAATTCATAAAAATACGAAGCTCAATAAAGGTGCTTTTAACATTGATCAGTTAACTGAACAGGCGAAAGGAAGTACTGCAGGTAAAGAGCTTGAAGCAAAAGCAAAGCTCAATGATGCTTATTTGAAGTTTGGCCAAACAATTTTACCTGTCTATACCAAAGCCATTGAAACAGCAACAAGTGCGCTTCAGTCATTTACTGGATGGATGGAACGTAACCCAACACTAGCTAAAGCTCTGGGTTACGGCATCTTGTTCATAGCCACAAGCTTAATTGCTATTGGTGGTGCATTAGCAATCTTTTCACCGCTAATTCTAGGTATGTTAAGTCTTAGATTAATTATGGCCTCCACCGCAACAGGTGGATCTATGTTGATGAGTGTATTCAGTCGAATCCCTACCGTTTTTAGCATTTTAAAGGGTGGTTTGTTTGGTCTAGGACGCATTTTCTTATTTGTCGGCCGTATGATGTTGGCAAATCCAATCATTGCAATCATTACTGGTATTGCTGTAGCTGCTTATCTTATCTATAAGAATTGGGGACCTATTAAAGAATGGTTTGCTGGAGTCTGGGCAACTATTTCAATTGGAGCTAGTTTAGCCTGGTCTTCAATAACTTCTATATTTGCACCAATTGGCCAATGGTTCGGTGCACGTATCAATGAAGCTAAAACTGCTTTTTCAGGTGGTATTCAGGGCATGAGTACTTTAATTCTGAATTGGTCACCGTTTGGATTGTTCTACTCAGTTTTTGCAAAAGTACTTTCTTGGTTTGGTATTGATTTACCAGCGAAATTCACAGGCTTTGGATCAATGCTTATTGATGGTTTGGTCAAGGGTATCCGGTCACAAATTTCTAGCCTAAAAAGTACGTGGAATGAGATCACTAGTTATATTCCTAACTTCTTTTCAAAACGAATGGACATTCACAGCCCTTCACGCGTAATGGCTGCTTTGGGTGGCCATGTCATGAGTGGTATTGGAGTTGGTCTTGAAACGGGGTTCCCTGGTCTAAAAGATAAATTTACTCGTGTTCTTCAAGTTTTTAATCCAAACGCAGCAGCTGCAGTACAAAAAATTGATGTAGCACCAGCGTTATCAAAGGTACGACCGGTACAAATGATTTCAAGCTCGCAGCGAGGCGATATTGTGGTTCAGGGCGATACGATTACTTTGCATATCCACCAAGCACCAGGACAAAACCTGCAAGATCTACAACGTATGGTTGAGAACTTATTAAATAAAAGAGATCAGCAAAAACTTGCCCGTGTACGTAATAGTTTTCTAGATCAAGCATAAGGAAAATAACAAATGATGATGATTTTTGGCATGTTTGTATTTTCCATACCAACGGCCACTTACCAACAACTACAGCGGACCACAACGTGGAAGCATCCTTCTAACTCACGGGTAGGAGATATGCCTGCGTATCAATTCACGGGAAAAGGAGAGGATGTAATCACGTTGGATGGAACTATTGTTCCAGAGTTTGGTTCCCAATTATCCCTCACAGCTTTAAGGCTTATGGGGGATACAGGTAAATCTTTTCCGCTTATTGCCGGTAATGGAAAAATTTATGGTTTGTGGGTGCTTAAAAGTGTGAATGAAACCCAAAGCTACTTCTTTAAAGATGGTACGCCACGAAAAATTGAATTCACGCTTACTTTAGAAAAAACTACAACAGCAGGAGTCCTAATTGGCAATGTATTAGGTTCAGTATTAGAAGGAGTTCTATAGATGGCTGTTATGGAACTTGCAAATCAAGCTGTAAATAAAGTGACGGAAAAACTTGATAATAGCTATCCTCATGCTATTTACCGAATTATTGTGGATGGAAAAGATATAGGAGAGCTTGTACAAAGTAGACTAATGCGTTTAACCATTACTGATAACCGAGGTATCGAAGCTGATACCTTCGAGCTTGAGTTATCTGATCATGATGGTTTGTTAGCTATTCCACCAAAAGGTGCCGAAGTTCAACTATGGCTCGGCTGGAGCAATGAAGGACTAGTTTATAAAGGTAAATACCTGGTCAAAGAGCGTGAACATGCTGGAGCACCAGATGTTCTAACCTTACGTGGAGCAGCTGCAGATCTGAAGGCGACTTTTAAAAAGAAAAAAGAAAGAAGCTTCGACAAAAAAACTATCGCCGATATCGTCGGTAGCATTGCTAAAGAACATGGATTAATTTCTACCATCAACGATGAGCTAGGCAAAATTACTTTAGCTCATATCGACCAGAATGAATCGGATGCAAATTTGATTACACGCATAGCAGATGAACATGATGCGATTGCTACCGTTAAAAATGGCTACTTACTTTTTATGCCAAAAGGTGATGGTAAAACAATTTCAGGCCAAGCTTTTCCAGACTTTCTTATAACTCGGGATTCAGGAGATTCACATCGTTATTCTGATACTGATGGTGCCGATGAAGTCAGTGGGGTTACAGTTTTTTACTATGACAACAACAAAGCACAGCGACAAAAAGTCACGGTGGGTATGTCAGATGAAAACACTCGAGAGCTTCGACATATTCAACGCGATGAAAAGACAGCAAAACATGTGGCCCAAGCTGAATACAACCGTATTAAGTCAAAGTCTGCGACTTTCAGTTATACCTTGGCCAAAGGTCGACCTGATCTGATTCCTGAAATGCCTATACAGTTTGTGGGTTTAAAAGACGAAATTGATGACATCATGTGGTTAGGCACAAAAGTAGTTCATACATTAGACCCGGATAACGGTTTTATCACGGTTGTCGATTTAGAGATCTATCTACCTGATGCAGACGATTTATCACAATTGGTAGAAGATGAAATGGGAAGTTATACAGGAGTTGTTGCTTACTACAAAGATGGGAAGAATACAGGCAAATTAACTAAAGGGGATCAAACTACACCTAAGCGATTAACCTATCTTTATAAAAACAAAAAGACGGCCACAACTGCACTTGAAAGGGAATACAAAGAACTACAAGATGAAAAAGAGCTTAGTAGTAATTCCAGTACTGATTCCTCCAAAACACCGTCTTAGCTTGGGGGTTATGCTTCAGCTCATTGCCCTGGTAATCAAATATTTTTACGATGTTACTTTTACTATCGATTAAACAAGGTAAGTCGGCACGTTTATTATCACTGAGACTAACCCGTACTAAATCTGGTTTTAAAATTTCATCTTTCATAAAAAATCCCTCCGAAGAGGGATCAGTTTAAAAGTTTGTGATGATTAATTCATTGCCATTATGTTCTTCATGAGCAGCTTTATTGTTCACTGACCAACGGATCTTCTTATGCTGGATATTGAAGTCTTTGAAAAGCTCCCGTACCTCAGGTTTATCATTTAGGCTTAAAATAAATTTACCTTGGATTTTGTCTAAATAGTTTTTCAAATCATAAAAGTCTTGTTTAGACCAAATACCCTTGCCATAAACATTTTCACAATCCCAATAGGGCGGATCCAAATAGAAAAGCGTGTCAGGACTATCTAGACGTTTAATCACATAATCATAACTGGCGTTTTCAATTACCACATTTTGAAGGCGCGCATGGATAGATGCTAAATGCTCACGCAAATCTTCACCAAGTTTTAATCGGCTCTTCCGGTCTTTACTATAAGTAAAAGTACCATCTAACTGGCAACCGAAAGCAGCTCGAAGCAAATAATAAAATTTAGCTGCACGTTGAATATCAGTTAATCCACGATCATTCTTTTTCATTTCATTAAAAATGGTTCGGGAAAAAAGCTGAAGTTCAAATTCTGCGATAAATGCATCAAAGTGAAATTTAAGTACCCGATATAAGTTGATGAGGTCATCATTTACATCATTAATGACTTCGACCGGAGATTCGGTTTTTTTAAATAAAACCCAACCAGCACCGCCAAATACTTCAGCATAAGTTTTATGTTCGGGCATTAAATCAATAATGGTACGAGCGAGTTGAGATTTACCGCCAAGCCAGCCTGAGAAACTGTGGCCTTTAGGATTGTATTGAGGTGTTGCAGAAGAGTTTGTCATCAATCTTACCTGTTTGATGTTGACGCTCTGATTGGCGTTCAGGTAAGGCACTCAAGGTGCTCTGGAAGTTATTTAATGTTTTACAACGTGGACATTTAATTTCTATTGAGTCAAATAATCCAATTTTTGCGAGCAGTTTAAAACAGCATCGGCATTTTAAATTTTCCATGAAATTTTTCTACACAAGAAAATCTAATTGAATAGTATTAAAAATAGATAAAAAGAACAAATATTTCACCGAATAAAATATAATGGTTTAAATTATGTTCTTTAGACGGGGTGAATATGACTTCAATTAATTTACAACAACAAAGCTCCCTGAAATCCAGATTTTCATGCCCACATTGCGGATTATCACATTTACAAATACGAAGCAGTAAACAACAGCATCCTTTACTCAAACTTTTATATTTGCAATGTACCAATGTGAAATGCGGATTTACTTGCCAAGCACATTTTGAAATCAAAACTCAACTCTCACCAAGTGGCCAACCAAATCCCGACGTCAAAATCCCTTCTATAAAAAAATTAGATCCTAAAGTGTCGGCATTAAAACATTTGGAGAATACTTAATGATCAATGTCACACCAGACCATCCAATTGCACATGAAGCCTATGAAGCATTGAATAATCTTAAATGTGATTATGTAAATATCATTGCCCATACGTATCAAAAGACCGCACATGAAGAAGGTTTTTTTATTGCAGGCATTTATCCAAATTTTAATGAAGGGGGATTTAATCGCTTAGATTGGTTAGCTGAATATGAGCAGCTGCAGGAAGAGAAAAAGATAACTGGAGCTGACTTGAAATGAACAGAGTCCAGCATCTAAACCCCATTTTAAATATTGTATTTAAGGGCAAAATTTTCTTTTTAAGTCGTGTTAATGGCCGTGAACTTATATGGCTAAAGCGATGTGAAGAAATGCTACCTGAGTTGTATTGGGATTATTCATTAAACTTTCCATTTAAGGCTAAAAGCATTTCAAAGGTAAAGAATCGAAAGCACCGGAGAGCTTGCTACCAGTCATTTGCTCAATATAAAAAATCTTTTAAACCATGACCTATCCCAAAACTAAAAATTTTAAAAGATGAATGGCCAGCTTTAGAGAAATGGATAGCTTCAATGCAGGAGGCAACTAAAACGGCTGTTAAAAAGTTTAGCGATACCGCAGACGCAATGTCTTATGCATTTCATTCATTAGAAAACTTTAGGACTAATTACTTGTGTAGTTGGGATCCAGCAGCTGGAGAGGATTAAAAATGCATCCTGAAGAACTTTTTGAACTGTTTTATAAAAATGTGCGTTTAGATATGAACCCTCCGGGTTTTCCTAAACACCACTGTGAAGTTATGAAGCGTTTCTGGTATGAGCGTTTTATGAATGCATACCACAATGTACGAGAACCTATGGTCTTAATGAGTTGGGCAGAGGCCCCGCAAATGTGGTTGGCTGGATATACTGAAAATAAAGAATAAAAATGCCGCTTAGCGGCTTTTTTATTCAGAAAACAATAAGTAAAAAATTGATTTTTTTTCAGGGTCAGCATCTATAAATGATTTAAAAACTTTATGTTTAACAACTTTTTCCATAAGTAAATCATCTCTGATTGTAAAACTTGAAATTACGACAAGCTCTCTTTTAGTAAATTCTGAAAGAAAAATAGACATAGCTACATCTCGATCTTTATTATCTATCCCTTTAAAGTTTTCAATAAAGCTAATTACATAGCTAAAATGTTCTATATATTTGGTATATTTCATATAGCTATAAGGGGTAATAAGTGATGTTGATTGATCAATCATTTCATCTAATATTTTTAAAATTTGATCTTTAGGAAGAAAATCATTTCCATGAGAGGATAAAAAATCTCTATAAATTTTGGATATACCAATATGGATGGATTTAAAAGTACTTTCGCTCTTGCCTGTAACTATATAACCAGATTTTAAACCATCAGGAAGATTATCAGCATCTTCATAGTAAGTTTTTTTTCTATTAAGTAACGGGAAAAGTATATTAAAGAAATTCTGAACCTGAGCTTCTTTTATTTGTTTTTCTAAAAGATCTGCTTGTTGTTGTGTAATAAGAATTTGTTGTTCAGCTATATCATTACTTTTCTCAACTTCTATATGTTGATCCTGAACAGCTTTTCTTTGTAACTGTAACTCTTTTCTCTGTAAAAACAACGTAATAATAAGAGTAGCAAATGCTAAGCCGCTAAATAACGTATTTAATGCGCCATAAGAATCACCAAACGTTCCATAAGTAGAGGTATTAGTTAATTTACCAAAATGAGGTAACCCATATGGATAAACAATCCACGTGCCAATTACTAATAATATCAGCGCAATAGAAGCAGTAAAACCTTTCCATTCAATAGGTTTTTTTTTCTGTGATATCGAATCTTTCTTTGGATTAGAAGCTTTATTTGTAGGCATTTTTTTCTCACAAAACAAAACCGTCTAAAAGCTAGTTTTAGACGGTTGATTAAGAAATATAAAATTATTGAATAGAACAGTTATCTAGCATTGGAGTACCTGCAATCTCACTATTACCTGTACACAATAATTTGATCTTTTGTCCTTTACTCAAGCTAGCAGCTTTGTTTTGTTCAGCATCAGCTAAATGAGCTTGTGGTTGGTTAAACTCATATTCGCCACCAGCTTTTAAAGTGAGGTAAGGTTCATCTGAGATACCAGCGTCAATTGAGCTTACTGTAGCTGAAACTAATAGAGTTTTACCCTTAAATTGTTGGTTTGCAGCAACTTCATTATTCTTATAGGCATTCAATAATTCATTTGCGGTAACTTCAATTGGTGGCTCAGCTGGAGCAGTTGGTTCAGCAGAACTAGAAGCTGGTTGTGTTTTATCATCTTTGCCAAAAATAACGCCTAGCACAACTAAAACAACGATAATTATCGCAATCCACTTTAAAATCTTTAACATGTCATACCCTCTTATTTTTTACGTAAACAAAATATAGTTAATAAAAGTTTAAGTATATTTACATAATGATTCACTATTTTACAAGAATATAACGCTAAGGTCGCATAAAGTCCAAATGAGTTAAGAGACGTTTTAACAATTTTGACAAGTGGGGAACTACTCCTCACTTTCCTTTTTTTCTTTAATTGTTGGTTCTAATGGTGACAAAAAAAGATTTTTAGATTCAATAATATAAATTCTCTTTAGATCTTCAATTTGGACTTCATAAAATAGATAATCTTTATTGAAATATTCTAATTTTGGAGGTTCACAGAGCCGGAAATTTTTAATTAGCTCGTTTTCTATTTTTGTTAAATTTTCTAAATTTGAAGGGTAGTAAGCGAAATTACGCAGAGGTTTTAGAATAACGACTGAGGAAAGTATTATAGCGGTGATATAGAGTAACGTTACTCCAGTAACATAAGGTTTATTGTAATCTTGTGCTTTAAAATTAATAACAAATTCATCAAGTTTATCAATCTGTATATTTTTAACCTTAAAATATATAGTAATAAATATTTTGATTATAAGTAAAATACATTTAAATAGAAAATATAATATAGCTAAATTTATAGCAAATGTAGTGAATGTTGTCTTATCAGGAAATTTTATAGTTAAAAAGGAAGCTATACCAATCGCTGTAATAATATTTAAGACTAAAATAAAGATTAACTTAGATAATGTTTTATTTAAGTAATATTCGAATTTTGAACTCTCGTAAACTTGTGTAAGCATATGAAGGTAATAATAAATTACAGCCAACATTGTAATTATTAATAAACCATCAGGCAGTAATTGTGGTACAGAAAAGAACCTGATATAGGATATTCCGAAACTGCTTAACTCAAATAACTGCCATACTCCTCCAATTGTAGTCGGTATAATAAAAATGATAGGGAGGTTATCTTTAATCTTATTTATAGATAGGTTATTGTTTGTAAATAAAATGTGTGTAAGTAAATTCTTTATGATTTCAAACATATTAGTACTTTAAATTTTTTAATATTAATAATTACAAGTCTTTTAAAAGATTTTTCCAAACCACTCTGAGACTTTATTAAAATTTAAAACAAAGGTTGCAAAACCACCAATTAAAAAGATTGTTAGAATATTAACAAGAAAGTTTTTACCTACTTCACTAAACCACCAACCAACTCCTTGTTTTTCTGTTATAAATCCATTGATTGTATTCACTTTTGTTTCAACTATTTCCAGTTGGGCTTTAACTTTTGAATCAAGTAGTGCTTGGTCTTCAAGGGCTGCTATTTCGGAACTTAATGCAACATTTAAAAGATTACTAACGACTATATTTGCTTGATCTCGATAACCTTTTAAAGAGGAGTCAAGTTCACATTGTGTGTGAAATGTTTCCCACTCTTGATCGTTTGGGTCTCGTTGATGGCGCGATTTTATTTGATTAATAAAATCTATCTTGTGCTTTTTATAAATTGTGTAGGCAACAATACTTTCAAGATTGTACCCCTGATCATTTTCAGTAAGCTTTTGAAATACCCAGCTATATTTAGGGTCAGGAGTTTGACTCATAACCCTTGCATAGCCTTATTGAAAGCTGCATTCACTGCTTCCATATCTGGTTTAAAGTTACGAACAACTTTTCGACCTTCAGCAGACAATGGGATATCTTCTGCTGTGATACCAGGATTATCACGCAGCATTTGATTAAGACGACGGACACTCTCCACAGTAAAGACGCGTTTACGTTTTTCCATACTGCACCTGATTAAATAAAAATAGCACATTGCTATATTGACATAACGATTCACTATCGGCAATATGAAAAAGCACAGCAAAATCTGTGCACAGGCGTGAGAACCTGTTTAATTCAAAAGAGAGCAGAAAACATCCGCTCATAGCGGCTTTTTTTTGCCTAAAATGTCTGATCTGATAGACTCTCTATGGTAGATCGGGCAGGGCAGCTTTTAGCTGGCCGTTTACTCTTTTGGACGGTATTCTCACCCCTGTTCGGTCTGCCACCATTACCGTGAGAAGTGATGGCGGTAGGTTTGCAATGAACTTACAAAAGAGAAGATCACCATGAAAAGATCTATTCAAATCATCGAACACACGCCTATCACCTTAGTTGCTTTCAAAAAGCGTCAGAAACAAATCAAACGTTCCAAATTCCTCAAAAACTTCTATGAAGGCTCTGCATTTATTTGTATGGTCGCGTTTACATTCTCTTTTCTTTTTCTAGGGAAGTAATCTCATGCAAATCAATGAAAATATTATTCCCTATGTGCCCATTGCACCACGGGTTCAGGCAACCAATGAAAAAAGCCATTTACTCTGCGAACAATTATTTTTGCTCATAGATAGTGTGACCAGCAGTCAAATACTTTTTAACCATCAAACTGATAAGGGATTCTTATCAATTTGCCCCGATCAAATTAATGATTTGATTGAAGAGTTGTCAAAAACTGACCATTCATTCAAAAAAATAGATATAAAGTTATTAAATTCGTCGCTAAAAGATCTTATTTATCCTAAGTTTAATGGAGAACACACCATTATCAGCCCGATCTGGAACAACACAGAGGTACGGGTTTGGCAATTTCAATTAAATCAAATTGCTAATGGGGTAAATATGGAACTTTTAGATCAAGATGCAGAAATCAACTTAGATATGGCTTTAAGTGCTATACGCATCTGGCGTAATTCACTAGAAGTTGGTTCTGAAAACAGAGATGTGATTTATAAAAGAAATGACTTAATTTACAAGTTAATGGACTTAGAGCATCGGTTGCAAATAGTCCAGCGTGAGTTAGAGGAATAAATAAAAAGCCCACTGTAAAAGGTGGGCTTTTTTATTATTTATAAGATATTTAAAATAATTTTATATTGCTAATTTTTCTGGTAATTCTTTTTGTTGATCATACTTTTTGAAAAGTTCCAAAATAAACTCCTTAATTTTTTCTGAATGGATATGTATACCAACATCAAATTTATCCAACTTACCAAACATATCAGATTGCTTACGAAGACATTCGAGTTCGAAAAGTTTTATATAGCTATTAAGAGCTTCATCACAACTCAATATTTTTATAGATAAATCTTTATCTGAGTCACTAAAATTCAATTGGCTAAGTAAACTCACACTTACTAAATCTGAATAAACATTGTGAATTTTTTCATCCAAGTTTTTAATTTTTTTTTGTGGTCGTAAAATATTACATGGATTTGTTCCTAATGAATTATCAGTTATCTGAAAAATATCCAATATAAGTAATAAGATAATTGGATTACCTCTTGGAATTTTTAATATTTCTGTACTTTCAATTACTTTATATGCAAACTCTTGCATTGATTCTTTTGGTATAGAACCCTTTACACTAAATTTTTTGTATAATTCATAATAGTTTTTTAATGCTTTTTTATACTGTTCTTCTTTATATAACACAGTGGAGTTTCCAAATACTTTAACAAAGTTAGAGTTCTGGGGATTTATAATGTCAACATCAGTTGAAGCTTTTTTAAAGAAGTTAAGCATAATCTGATTTTCTAAATTCAGAGTGTTTGTAAGTTCTATTTCACTTTCTCTTCTTCTTACTCTGCCCTCAATAATTGAAGGCAGAGCACTAAATCTATAATTTTTTCTGTCATGTCTTCTAATAAATTGAAGCATTTCAAGTTCTTTTTTTGTTTTCGGTTTCTTATTGTTTAATAAAGAAATTACATTCTTATCAAGTAAAAATACTTTTTTTGTCATTTTTTCACCTGTTACAGACTTACAAAATATAAGTTAACTTATTTATTTTCCGTTTCTTTCGCATACACAGAGCTTAAATGCAGTAAAGCTTCTTGAGCCTCGGGACTTAACTGTCGGTAAGCTTTCAGCAGTAAACTTTCTTCACTTGTAAGGCCACTAAAGTCGGGATCAATTCCTAACAGCACATAACGAATATCAATGCCTTGTTTTTGAAGTTTCGCTAGATATACCCATTGGTCTGGCACTTTGTTGCGGACATAGTTACCTAACGTATTTTCATGGGCATCAATACTTCTTGAAAGTGGTTTTGCTTTCAAATTCTTACGCTCCAGCTCTTCAGTGAACCTTTGTGTAATCTCTACAGCCAAATTTTCGGACATATATTTCACCGATACTTATTGAAAGACTAAATATTTATGCTATAGTGATTCGTAGCACATCACTATAACCGTAGGATACTGTATGAGTACAGAAACTTCACCTTCTAATCGTTCCCGATCTAAAAAGATCAGCGGTGGTCGTGTTGCTTGCATCGTTTACTTACCAAAAGAAGAAGTACAGGAAATCGATAAAGAGGTCGAAGAAACGGATACAAGCCGTTCCAGCGTCATCGCACGAATCTATTACTTAGGTAAAAAGCAAACATCAACCAACGAGGACCCAACCCAATGAGTCTAATGAAACAAAAACGGGATAACCGTTACAACGTCAATCTAACTGATGATGAATCTGAACTTTTTAAAGTTGTCTCACGGCTTACAGGTGTTAATCCTGGTGTAATCATGCGTCAGCTTGTGATGAAACAAGCTTTAGCTTTGCTAATCGCAGAAGACATTCAAGATAACTTTAGCTTAGAGACCTACTTAAAAAAAGGCGCATCAGATCACCTTTCTAGGAGCTGAATTGATGCCTACACAGGAAATAGCTCTTACGGATAAAGAGAAGGAAATTGTACAGGAAGTACAAAAGTTTTTAGGTCTAAAAACCATTGAAGAAACCATTGAGTACCTTGCCAGACAAAGGATCCAAGAACTACTTGGAAAATTAGCAGGGCAGGAACTTAGAAAGAAAAATCGGCATTTATTTTAAGGCAGTTTATTGAAAATGATGTTTCCAGAAACCAAAGCTTTAGTAGTAGAAAAATTGAAAGATGTCTACGGCTTTAAAGTAAAGGGCAACGATAAATTGCGTGGTAGATGCCCAGACTGCAACCACAAGGAAGCATCAGCTTGGGTATATCCTGAGGAACCGTGGGTAGTTTTCTGCCCACGTAAAAACGAATGTGGTAAAGAAAACCACATTCGTGATTTATTTCCTGAGTTATTTGAAAAATGGGAAAAACGATTTGAACCCACTCCAGAAGACCCAAACAAAACTGTAAATGCTTATCTTGTTGAAGGTCGTGGATTCCCTCTAGAACCATTAAAGGGTCTATACACACAAGAAAGTATTACCCGTTATAAGCCTAAGAAAACCACTTCTATTACATTAAGGTTCCCAATCACAGATGAAGAAGGGAACCCTGGATGGTGGCAGCGCGTTCTAGATGAACAAGGCGTTTTGCCAAAAACCACATTTAAAGAAGAATGGTCTTCAGCAGGCCATGCATGGATGACACCAAATACAAATTACATCGAGTCAAAAGAGATCTGGATAACTGAAGGTATCTTTGACACGATCGCTCTTTGGTTATCAGGCATTACTAGCTTTTCAGCTTTATCTGCTGGAAATTACCCTAAAATTTTCCTCAATCACATTGCAATGAAATGTGCTGAACAAGAGCTGCCATTACCAAAGCTTGTGTGGGCATACGACAACGATAATGCTGGGCATGAGGGTATAAGAAAAAACATAGCTTTAGCTGAAGAACTCGGCTTCGAGTCTGAAGCTGCACTTCCTCCTAGTGGGCGTAAAAAAACAGACTGGAATGACCTTTATAAACAAGATCGTCTCAAGTTTTCAGATTTAGAAACTTATAAATATTACGGTTCTTTATTAATCGCTGAGAAACCTGTGGATAAAGGCATACTTATCTACAAGCGCTATGGTACCAAGTCATTTCCTTTCGATTTCAATAACTGCGTCTATTGGTTCAAATTAAATATGGACAAATACGATGACTACATGAAAGGTATCGATTTTGAGCCGAGTGATAATGAAGATTGGGCACAAGAAGAAAAAGACCAAGCTACATCTGAACGTCGTGAAGCAGCCATTCAGCATGCAGCAGATGTAGAAATTATGATGGAATGCCGACCACATGGGCTTTACTACCAATACCAGAAAGAAATTGATGAAGCAGATTATTACTTCCAAATAGACTTTCCGCGTGGTGCGAAGACGATTAAAAATACATTTAGTCCTTCCCACATTTCTTCAGCTCCAGAGTTTGGTAAGCGACTTTTACATGTTGCACCTGGTGTTTTTTATGAAGGTAATAGTAAGCAACTACTCGCATTTTTAAAGCGTGAGCTCAAGGATATTAAGCGTGTTCAGCTTATTGATTATGTGGGATATCACGCAGAGCAAAAAACCTATGTTTTAGGAGAGTTGGCATACCAGAGTGGCAAGCAATATACGATCAATAAAGAAGATTATTTTGAACTTCCACGCCATACCAACCTAAAGTGTAATGCTCCATTTGCATTGGAAATAAACAAGAACCAAGAAGAGTATCAACAAACTTGGGTTAAAGATCTCATTGATGCCTATGGCGTTAAAGGCTTAATAGGTTTAACAGCATTTTTTGGATCTCTTTATGCTCAGCAGATCCGTAAAACACATAAGTCATTTCCATTCGTTGAACTAGTAGGTGAACCCGGTACAGGTAAATCAACTTTGATTACTTTCCTATGGAAGTTGTTTGGAAGGGTAAACTATGAGGGTTTAGATCCTACTAAAACATCCAAAGCGGGTTTAATCCGTACTTTACGCCAAGTATCCAACCTTCCAGTCGTATTTATTGAATCAGATCGCCAAGGTGAAAATTCATCTAAGCAATTCAACTGGGATATGTGCAAAACCATGTATGACGGTGGGTCACTAGGTGCAATGGGTGTGAAATCAGGGGGTAATACAACATACGAACCATTATTTATGGGTACTTTGATCATTAGCCAAAATGCTGAAGTACTAGCTTCAGAAGCAATCATGGGCCGTATTGTTCACGTTCATTTTTATAAAGACCAACTTAGTAAATCGAGCCTATTTGCATCACGTAACTTATCAAAATATGAACCTGAGAACGTTAGCCAATTTCTTTTGCAATGTTTAAGCAAAGAAAAAGATATTTTAGATGCCTTCAATATGGGCTATGAAAAATATGATGCGATGTTGCACCAGGAACAATACAACATTCAAAGTTCTCGTATTGTTCACAACCATGCCCAGCTTATGTCTCTATTTGATGCGATGTGCCGTCATGTAATTGAAGTGCCGGCACAAGTACAAAAACAGGTGACTGAAGAATTTATCAAGATGGCTCAGAGCCGTGACAAGGTCCTCAAATCAGATCCAGCCATAGTTCAAAACTTCTGGAACACCATTGAAGAAATGGAAGATGCGATTAAGAAACCTGACCATATCCATAGTGTTATCAATCATTCAGCTAAATCTGAACTTTTCGCCATCCATTTTGCAAGTCTATATAAACATGCTGCGGATTATCGTTATCCATTACCTGAAATAAACGAGCTTCAAAACGCGCTTCGTCACAGTCTGCATTACCGCTTTGTTGAAGCCAACAAAGCCATACAAAGCAAAATTACCAATTCAACAAAACGGTGTTGGATCTTTGAAAAACCAATATCACAACGGGATTAATCCCATTCATTAAGGAGGGCATAACAATGCCAGTCATAAAATTTGAATATGAAGTCAAAAGTGAACAAACACACAAACTTTGTGTTGAAGGTTTACTACCAATCCTATTTTTCGAACTACCAATGACTCAGAAAGAACGTAATCGAATTATAGGTACAAAAGTAACCCGCTCAACCTTAAGCCGTAAGCAACTTAAAAAGATTGAAAAAAAGTTAGAGGCTGGTCCTGTAAAGTTTTTTATCGATAGCATTTTACGTGTCGATCATTACAGCAAAAAATTCAAAATTCGATTAACCGAAAAATGATTTTAAGCACACATACAAAAGCGGCAACTTTTGTATGTGTCACACAATCACATGAGAGAGCAATTATGCAAAACGATTTTAACGTAGAAACCACACAAGCGGAAATTCCTGCCCATCTAAAGTGTGATCCGCGCATATTTAATGTGAGTTTGAAAGATGATCATGGAGAGACCTGTGAGCTTGTATTCAAAATCATTATTAAATGTACTGATGAAGCACTTCATGAACACAATAAGTTTTGGTCTAACCATCAAGAAAGGTTAGAAGACAATAATGGAGATATTGTCGCAGTAATTTTAAAGCTAATTGGTCCAATGGTATACACAGCTTGCCATGCTGGTAAAGATTGGATTGGGGTTGGCAATAAATATGGAATTAACTCAATTTTTAATGAAGAAGGTTGGGATCCTGACTGCTTCGAAATCACAAAATTATATTTCGAAGATTACATCAATGATGATGCATTTGAAGTCTCACCAGCAGTACTGGAGGACTAACCATGTCTACAAAAAAATATCAGGTACGGATTCGTAAAGATTTATCAAATAGCCAAATTCAACAAAAAGCAGCTTCATTGTTGGGGGCTTGTGCTGTGTCTGAAATCACAACTTTGGTTGGAAAGTTCGAAAATCTTAAAGACGCATTTGAAAAAATGGCTACTGTTAAACGTTTAGAAGAATACGAAATTATCTCAATCATTCTTATTGACGCAGATAACAGCGAGCAGCTTGGAGAAGATTTTGATTGGGAGAAAGAAGACCATGTCTAAATATCATTGCAAATGTGGTGGACTAAAACTTCCTGATTTTGAATCTTACAAAGTAGGTGATGAAGTCAACTTCATGATCCAAAAAAGAGAAGGTGCGTATCAGGGAAAAATTGAGGTTAGTCAAAAAGCACATAAAGGTACAATCACTGAAATTAAAGGTGACGAAATCACCGTTAAAACTCGTGTAAGAACCTATGTTCTATACAGGTATGAAATGACTCCGAAGGAAGCACCAGGACCAATTGATTATTTTCGGATTGGCCAATGCCGATGTGAGCTTGATAAACAAAGTAAAGGAGGGAAAACACATGCAGTTCAACCTTAAAAATGCAATGTTTTTCAATCTGATTTTCTCAATTTTGGTGAGCACATCAATACTGGTCTTTGGAGAATATTAATGACAGCACTAATTTTTGATACTGAAACCCATAAACTGCATGGCGATATCATTGAAGCAGCTGCTATTGAAGTCATTTTTCCCAGCTTCAGAACTGATATTCCAATCATGCAAACGATGTTTGATTTCACTAAACGTTATAAGCCAAGTGAACCAATTTCAATAGCTGCAATGGCTGTGCACCACATTGTTGATGAGGATCTTGAGAAATGCCCGGATTTTACGAAGTTCCAACTTCCAAAAGATGATGTTCAATACTTAATCGGTCATAACATTGATTATGATATTGCAGCCATCAACCGCGCTGGTGTTGTGACTAAAGGTATTAAGGCGATCTGTACATTGGCAATGGCCAGATCCTTATGGCCAACATTGGAATCACATAACCTTTCTGCACTTGCGTACCAAATTAGCAATAATCGTAAGTCGACTCGTCGTGGTTTGCGGAACTCTCATTCAGCTTTAAACGATTGCAAAACTACATATTCATTATTGCTTGAGATAGTACGAATTAAAGGTATTAAATCCTTTGAAGAGCTGTATGAGTTTTCAGAACAGGCAAGATACCCAACCCATATTTTTTACGGTAAATATAAAGGTTGGGCAATCAAGGATATGGATGACAGAGATATTCACTGGCTAATGAACAAAACTCTTGATGGATATCTCCATATGGCTCTCGAAAATGAACTACTTTCTAGAAATAGTATAGACGAAGAAGACGAACTGCCGTTCGTTTAATTGCACACCTCTTATGCGCCTCCGACCGGAGGCGCATTCCTCTAAAATATTCGTAATTATTTAAAATACTTAAATGTAGGTCTATTTATGTCTGCAGGTTTAGAAGTTCGTGGAAAATCGATGCGAATTTGGATGCGTCCGATCGCAAACGAACCCGTCATTAAAGAAACGTTAGACTGGGAATTTACTCCAGAGAATCAAGAAAGAGCAGAAAAACTGGCCAACTTAATAAAGCTAGAAATACAGCTGGAGCAATTCAGCTTGGCCAAACATTTTCCAAACTCAAAACACTTAAAAAAGAATCAGATTAGTTATTATGCTCAGCTTTACTTGAGCCAAACAATTAAAGAAGTTGCACCCAGTACTTATGATTCTTATAAAGGCCATGTTTACAATCATATCATTCCAAAATGGGGCCAAATTAACCCAAAAGATATAAATACGAACATGCTTAAAAAGTGGATTGAGCAGCTAAAAGATAGTCTAAACAATAAGACCGTACGGGAAATTATTACTCGTTTTTCTCAGATCCATGCGATATGGCGCGATGAAAGACAAATGCCTTACAACCCATTTGAAAACATTGTAATTCATCAAGTAGATACGCCTGAGCCAGATCCGTTTAGCAAAGTCGAAATTGCAATGATCTTAAACACTGAAACGGATCTCGATATTCAAAACTTGTTGCCTTGTCTATTCTGGACTGGCCTTTCGATGTCTGAGCAGATCCCGATCGCTTGGGAAGATATTGATCTGGAGAAAGGTACCATTCAAATATCGAGATCTTATGTCCGGGGAATTTATCGCGTAACTAAAAATCGACGCAGAAAACGGAAAATTAAATTACTGGAGCCGGCAATTACGGCTCTCAAAAAACAATATCAAATCACAGGTAATGCTCGAGCAAAAACAATTGAAGTACTTCAGCGTGACAATAAGACCAGGAGAGCCGAAAAAGTTCGTTTTGTCTGGATTAACCACGAACGGTCAAATCATTTTGAATATCATGAACTGCGCTATCGTTGGAATAAACATTTAAAGAAAGCAAAAGTTCGGAAACGTGGAATTAACCAAGGTCGACATACCTTTGCCAGCCAACTTTTAACGTCTGGCCAAGTGCCTCCAGAGTGGATTGCCGAGCAGCTTGGCCACAGTGATACTTCTATGATTTATAAACATTACGGCAAACTTATTGCAGAGGATCTGCCAGACTATATTACAAAGCTAAACAACTACATCACGATGTAATTAGATTTACTTTAAACTTACTTTAAACATTACATTCAGATCCTAAACTAAGTGCCTATAACTCTAGGCACTTTTTTTTATTTATTACTCCATTACTTCAAATCGAATATACAGCCAATAAAAGTTAAATCTTTGATTGAGCACGGCTCTAAAAGTGGCCATAAAAACTATAAAAGTTTGGCCATGCATATCCCTAAAATTCCCATATTAAGTATTTTTCTAAACCCCACATAAGCTAAATATATGATTTATATATATCTATAGGCTTAATTGTGTTGGGTTCGAATCCCGTCATTCACCCCAATTTCGGAGCATAGCACAGCCTGGTAGTGCACCTGGTTTGGGACCAGGGGGTCGTAGGTTCGAATCCTACTGCTCCGACCATATTTAAAAGCGTTCAAGCTTTCTAAAATATCCCATATATTAAAATCATTTCTTCTTATCTTATGGATAGAAGGAATTTTTTTGTTTTCTATAATAAAATTTTAATTCCAAATTGCTCCAATATCGAGTTTAGAGATGCGCTACACATGATTGCAGAAGGGAAAGTGAACTGTTCACCGCTCATTACGGGTGTTGTTGGCCTAGAAGGCGTAACTAATGCATTTGAAGCATTACGTGACCCTGAACAGCACGCCAAAATCTTGATTGACCCTAAACGTAGCGGTTCAGATATTCAATTGATGAGTCATTAA